ACAGCGCCATCATCGTTTCCGCGGAGGGCTTCCCGGTGAAGCACCAGTGCTATAAGCACCAGGTCTGAGGAAAGTGCCGATGACCGATGTGCAAAAGCAGTGCCTGCTGAAGTATCTGGGCTACTACGACCTGCCGGTGGACGGCATCTTCGGCAGCGGTTCCCAACAGGCAACAAGGGAATTTCAGGCCGATTACGGTCTGGAGACCAGCGGCGTTTTCGACGGAGCGACGGAGGAAATGATCTTACGGGCCTTGACAGGCTCCGCCGGGAAGGTCGGGGACTTCTGGGAAGAAGTCCGGTATTTCAAAAAAGAGGAATTCCGCTGCAGGTGCGGCGGGAAACACTGCGGCGGCTTCCCGGCAGAGCCTGCGCAAAAGCTGGTGCGGCTTGCCGACCGGGTAAGGGAGCATTTCGGCGTGCCGGTGACCGTGTCCAGCGGCGTCCGATGCCCGGTACATAACGCCAATGTGGGCGGCGTTTCCGGCTCCCGGCACCTGCTGGGCAGCGCCATGGACTTCTGCGTGAAGGGGAAGTCCGCCCGGGAGACGCTTGCGTATGTGCAGGCGCAGGAGGATGTCCGCTATGCCTACGCCATCGATGGGAATTATGTCCATATGGATGTGCAGTAAATGATCGTTTAGCGGCCCAAAGGCCGAATGCAAAATGTAAAATGCATAATGCAAAATTGTGGTATTTGCTAACGCAAATGATTTTAAATAGTCGGCGAAGCCGACACCTTAATTTTGAATTTTGCATTTTGAATTTTGAATTCAGCAACGCAAGTTGCGCGTGTAAACGATCATTTACTGCAGGAACGATACCGAGCGGTGCCCAATGGTGTAACGACGCGCTGCGCACCGTGCACGAAGAGGGGGGCGGCGGCTCGCCGCTAAACGATTATTTACCAAATTAAGGAGAGAAGCTATGACAAGCGAGATCACTGTGGCACTGCTGGGTCTGGCGGGGACGCTGGCCGGCTCTTTTCTGGGAGTGGTCACCGGCTCAAAGCTGACGGAGTACCGCCTCAAGGCGCTGGAGGACAAGGTAAGCAGGCACAATCAGCTCATCGAGCGCACCTATGTGCTGGAGGGCCAGATGCATGAGGTGCAGCACGATATCAAAGAGCTGAAGGCAAATGCAAAATTCAAAATGTAAAATTCAAAATTATTGTGTCGGCTACGCCGACGGTTTCAATCATGTGCGTCAGCAAATACAGTAATTTTGCATTATGCATTTTACATTTTGCATTACGAAGCGGCTACCGGCCGCGAAGGAGAACTATGGAACTACTGCAAGACATCAACCACGGCTATCAGGAGGCCTTTGGCGCGGCGGACATCAGCTCCGGCGCCATGAAGCGCGGGATCCTGCGGTGGCTGCAGCTTTACTACGGCGGCGACAGCCCCCTGCAGCTTGGCTACACCATCGTCAGAAAGCTCAGCCGCGCCATCTTTGCCGAGTACCGCAGCGCCTGTCCCCATATGCCTGCCCGGGAGGCTATGGAGCTGGCGCTCATCGGCGGCGAGAGCTACTTAAAACCCGTTCCCGGCGTGCCCTTTCGGTGGCGTGCCATCTCCCGGGGGAATATCCTGATCTTTGGCAGGGACCTGTGGGGCGAGCCCAGAGATGTGGGACTCATCGAAAAGACCCTGCTGGGCAGGTACTACTACACCCTGTTGGAGCGCAGGACTCTGGGCGCGGACGGCCTGCTCACCGTCACCAACCGGCTGTTCCGCTCGGGAAGCCGGGGGCAGATCGGGCGGGAGGTCAGCCTGAAGAGCCATCCTGCCTACGCCAATCTGCCCCAGCGCTATACCTATCCCCAGAGCATGGGCAGTGTGGGTCTGGTGCGGCTGAAAATGCCCATGGCCAACTGCGTGGACGGCTCCAGGGAGGGCGTCAGCGTCTACGCCCCGGCAACAGAGCTTCTGGAGGCCATTGCCGAAAATGAAAGCCAGCTTCAAAAGGAATTCCGCAACGGCGCCAGCCGCCTGGTGGTCAGCCGGGACATGCTTTCCGGCGGACAGCTGCGTGACGAGGTGTTCGTGGCGCTGGATGAAAGCCCTGATGCCGTGGGCATCACGGTCTTTGCCCCTCAGCTCCGGGAGCAGTCCTACCTGAACCGCCAGCAGGCATACCTGCGCTCTGTGGAGAACATCATCGGTCTGAAGCGGGGACTGCTGAGCCAGGTGGAGGCCGTTGACCGGACGGCTACCGAGATCACCTCCTCCGAGGGCGAGTACATGAGCACCATCGTAGAGCTTCGCTCTGTCTGGGATCAGGCGGCGAAGGACGCCTGCGAGCTGGAAGCGGCGCTCACCGGGGAAGCGCCCGGGGATCCCGACATCCATTGGGGAGACGGCATTCTGTAATACCGTAAATGATCGTTTACACGCGCAACTTGCGTTGCTGAATTCAAAATTCAAAATGCAAAATTCAAAATTAAGGTGTCGGCTACGCCGACTATTTCAAATCATTTGCGTTAGCAAATACCACAATTTTGCATTATGCATTTTACATTTTGCATTCGGCCTTTGGGCCGCTAAACGCTCATTTACAGAAGTAAGGAGAAATCTATGGAACAAGATTTTATCGAAGCCCTGGGACTTGACGAGGCCACGGCGCAGCTTGTGCGCTCTGAGCATCAGAAGGTCGTGGATGCCTACGAAAGCCGCATCCGCGCGCTGACGGTGGATGCCGCCGTCAAGCAGGCGGTGACTGCCGCCGGAGGCCGCAATCTCACCGCCATCCGTTCCCTGCTGGACGAAAGTGCCTTTGGCGGCGACGTGGAGGCAGAAGCCAGAGCCGCGGTGGCGGCTGTCAAGCGGGAGAACCCCTACCTCTTCGGCGCTATGCAGGTCACATCCCCCGGCACGGGCACGCCCACCGCCATGGGCTACACCCAGGAAGAGCTGGGGAAGCTCCCCCTTTCCGAGTACCGCCGGTACAGGAAAGGATATTGAAATTCAAAATTCAAAATGATTGTGTCGGCTTCGCCGATGATTTAAATCATTTGCGTAAGCAAATACATCAATTTTGCATTGAAAAAGCAAAGGAGAATACATATGAACAACACGTTTCTGACCCCTGAAGTGGTTGCCAAGGAGGCACTGATGGTCCTGACCGGCAATCTGGTCATGGCAGACCTGGTCCACCGGGACTACTCCGACGAGCTTGTATCCGTTGGCGACACCATCTCCATCCGCAAGCCTGCCAAGTTCGTCGCCAAGAACTTTACCGGAACGGCTGAAGCCCAGGACATCACCGAGGGCAGTGTATCCGTGAAGCTGGACCGCTTCCGGGATGTGACCGTGGCGGTCAGCTCCAAGCAAATGAGCCTGGACATCGCCGACTTCTCTGCCCAGGTGGTCGAGCCTGCCATGCAGGCCATCGCTCAGGCCATCGACCAGGACATTCTGGCTCTCGCCGTATCCAAGGCCGGCTACACCAAGGAGGGCACCAAGGATGCTGCCGACCTTGCCGATATCGCCGCCATGGCAAAGCATCTGGACATCGCCAAGGCACCCATCCAGGGCCGCAGCTTGGTGCTGCACCCCGAGCACAAGTACCGCTACGCCCTGACCGAGAACCTGAGCAATGTATCCTATGCCGGGGACAACGAGACCCTGCGGGATGCCCTGCTGGGCAGGGTCTATACCCTGGATACCTACATGGACCAGAACGCGCCTGACTCTGCCGCGGCAACGCCCGGCACTGCGAAGGCCTTCACCGTCACAGGCTCCAAGGGCGATACCACCGTCACCGTATCCCAGCTGGAGGGCACCATCGCCGCCGGGGACGGCTTCATTCTGGACGGCTACTTCTACCGCTTTACCGAGGGCGGCGAGGGCGAGCTGGCCATCGACCAGAAGCTGATGAGCGACTGTGATGCCATGGCCGCCACCGCTGTCAACGCCCCCAGCTCCGTTGCCTTCCACCGCAACGCCATCGCCCTGGTCAGCCGCAATCTGGCACTGCCCATGGGCGCGAGCAACGCGGCCTATGCCTCTGCCGGCGGTCTGGGCGTGCGTGTGGTCTATGACTACGACTCCGCCACCAAGACCGACAAGATCAGCTTCGATGTGATCTACGGCGTCAAGGAGCTGGACGAGAACCTGATTTGCAAGCTTGTGGGATAAGGGCCTTCTGGCCCTTACCCAATGCAAAATGTAAAATTCAAAATTCAAAATTGCTGTGCCGGACTTGCCGGAAATATAAGATCATGCGCCCGGCGCATACCACAATTTTGCATTATGCATTATGCATTTTGCATTAGAACGGAGTGACCTATGTACGATTTCTATTTAAACACCTACTGCGGCACAGGGCTGTCGGAGGAAGAATTTCCGGAGTATCTGAAGCGGGCAGAGGACAGGCTTGCCTATTATGAGCGGGTCTACCGGGTGTCGGGGGATGAGACCATGCGCTCCATGGCACTGTGCGCCATGGCCGAGACCCTCTCCTACTTCGACGCCGCCCAGAACGGGCAGGGCGGACTGCGCTATGCCTCCGTGGGCACGGTGTCCGTCAGCGGCAAGGGCATCTACTCTCAGGTGGATATCTCCCCCAGAGCCCAGGAGATCGCGCTCTACCGCGCCGCGTCCACCTATCTTACCATCTACCGGGGAACATCCCAGTGCTGATATAAATGATCGTTTACACGGGCAACTTGCGTTGCTGAATGCAAAATTCAAAATGCAAAATTCAAAATTAAGGTGTCGGCTACGCCGACTATTTCAAATCATTTGCGTTAGCAAATACCACAATTTTGCATTATGCATTTTACATTTTGCATTCGGCCTTTGGGCCGCTAAACGCTCATTTACGGAAGGAGACCACTATGTTAAAACGCCGCAATTTGATACCACTGGACTACTCTCTGTGCCGGATGACCGTCACGGTCTACGGTGCCGGCGGGGAGCGCCGGGTGCTTTCCGGAGTCCATTACGAATTCACCGACCGGGTGGATACGGCCATGGGCATCCAGAGCCACAGCCGGGAATTTCTTCTGGTGATCCCCGGCGCCGACCCCATCACGCCTGGCGATAAGGTGGTGCTTGGGGAGGGACCGGAGGGTCTTTCGTGGGAGGAAATGACCACGGCTTCCGTCCCTACATTGGGCGTGGTGCAGACCGTGAAGCCCCGGTACTTCATGGGAAAGCCCTGCCACACCGAAGCCCGGGGCTAAGGGCCGCAAGGCCCTCTTAGCAATGCAAAATGTAAAATTCAAAATTGCTGTGTCGACTTTGTCGACAGTTTAAAATCATGCGCAAAGCGCATACCATAATTTTGCATTATGCATTATGCATTTTGCATTCAAAAAGGAGAAAACCATGCAAAACACCGTACTTACCTGGCTCAAAGGGATCCCCGGGCTGGAGGGGCTGCGTTTGGAGACCCTGGATGCCGCCCCGGGCGCCTGCGGTCTGTTCTGTCAGGGGCTGAAGGAGCTGGGGCGCAGGCAGGACATTCTGGGCACGGTGCAGTGCCGCCGGTGCCTGACGTTCAAGCTGTGCCTGCACAGCGCCTCCCGGGAGGTGCCGGACTTCTTTCTGGAGCTGGACACCGCCCATGCCCCCGTTCTGGGGCAGGACCAGACCGTTGCCGTCACCCAGGGCGGTCTGCACCGGGATGCCGGCAGCGGCATCTGCCGGTATGAAGCCACCATCACGTTTACATTCACAAGCAAGGGATGATCTTATGGCAAAAATCGAACGCAAGTACATGGCCCACTTTCTGGAGCTGGGCGATGCATACGTCCGTCTGGGCAAGGATCTGGAGGAGTACTCCCCGGAGATGTCCGCCCAGGTGGAAAAGACCAGAAACATTCTGGGGGAAGTTTCCGTCAGCATCACCGGCTATGAAAAGACCGGCACGGTGGAGCCCTACTTCGCCCAGACCGGCGATGCCCTGTTTGAGAAGCTGCAGGCCATCATCGACGGCGACCTGACGCTGGAAGCGTGCAAAGCCGCCATGGTTGAGGTCAAGCTCTGGGACGGCGACGGCAATGCCTATCCTGCCATCCGGGAGGAGTGCTTTATCGAGGTGACCAGCTACGGCGGTGACACCCAGGGCTACCAGATCCCCTTCACCGTCCACTACACCGGAAAGAAGGAGCAGGGCACCTTCAGCCTCACCGACAAGACCTTCACCGCCCAGTAAACCCCTAAATGATCGTTTAGCGGCCCAAAGGCCGAATGCAAAATGTAAAATGCATAATGCAAAATTGTGGTATTTGCTAACGCAAATGATTTGAAATAGTCGGCGTAGCCGACACCTTAATTTTGAATTTTGCATTTTGAATTTTGAATTCAGCAACGCAAGTTGCGCGTGTAAACGATCATTTACAACAAGGAGGATTCTATGGAAAAGCTCAACTTTGACACCGGCGTAAAGACCTACAGGGTGGGCGCCGGGGAGTTGAAATTCAATCCCAGCGACCCCAATGTCTATGCCCGGTTTCTGGAGGTGCTGGACGCGCTTTCGGCTCTGGAGGAGGAGCTGCCCGGTTCTGCGGGGCAGGAGGCGGCTGCCGCCCTTTCCGAGGCAGACAAGGCCCTCAAGGAGCAGCTGAACCATGTCTTCGGCCCGGGCAACGATCTGGAGGCTGTCTTTTCCGGGGTGAGCCTGCTGGCAGTGGGCAGCAACGGCGAGCGGCTGATCACCAATTTTCTGGCCGCCATCGAGCCAATCTTAAGCGCGGGCGCCAGAGCCTTTGCCGCGGCGGAGGCGGCAAAGCTGTGACGGATCTGTGGCAGCTTCCCACGGAAGCGGAGCTGGACGGAGCGCGGTATCCCCACAAGACCGACTACCGCCAGATGCTCAGGGTCATGGCGGTGCTGTCCGACGAGACAAGGCCTGCGCAGCTGCGCTGGCTCACGGCCCTGGCCTATTTCTATGAGGTGCCGATCCCCCGGGCTCTTGAGGAAGGGGCGATGGCCTACCTGTCGGACTTTCTTTCCTGCGGGGAGCAGGGGACGGCCGGTCCAAGGCTTCTGGACTGGGAAAGGGATGCCCCGGAGATCATCGCGGATATCAACCGGGTCTCGGGGCAGGAGATCAGAAGCCTTCCCTACCTGCACTGGTGGAGCTTCCTGAGCTTCTTTTACAGCATCGGCGAGGGCAGTCTGAGCCGGCTGGTGACCATCCGGGACAAGCTGTACCGGGGCAAAAAGCTGGAGCCGTGGGAGCAGGAATACTGCCGCACCCACAGGGATAAGGTGCGACTGGGGTCTCCCGAGACCCCGGAGGACACCGCCCGCCGCAAAGAACTGGAAGCATTACTCAGCTAAATGAGCGTTTACACGGGCAACTTGCGTTGCTGAATTCAAAATTCAAAATGCAAAATTCAAAATTAAGGTGTCGGCTACGCCGACTATTTCAAATCATTTGCGTTAGCAAATACCACAATTTTGCATTATGCATTTTACATTCGGCCTTTGGGCCGCTAAACGATCATTCAGCACAGCAGGAACGATACCGGGCAAGGGGAGCGATGCGAGCGCCGCCGGGGCGGAGAAAGCGAGCTGAGCGAGTGGCAGCGGTCGACAGATGCCAAGGCACTTCGCCGCCGAAGGCAGATGTCGGGCACCGCAACAGGAAAGGCAAAAACGACGCGTAGGAGTCTTGGCGCGAAGAGGGGGCGGCGGCTCGCCGCTCATTTACAGGAGGTACTATGACAGAGATCATGCATCTGAACAATATCGAAAACACCGCACAGCCGCTGGGGGGCATCAGCGGAGTAGCGGCCCGGGCGGCAAAGGGTCTGGGTGTCCTGGGCGGCCGGCTTTCGGGGCTGCGCGCCTCCGTTGAGCGGGTCTTCGTCCCCATCACCGCCCCCCGGATCCCCTGCCTTGCGCAGGGGGCGGTGCTGCCTGCGGGCAAGCCCTTTCTTGCCATGGTGGGCGACCAGCGCCACGGAACCAACATCGAAGCGCCCCTTGCCACCATTCAGGAGGCGGTGGCGCTGGTGCTGCAGGACCAGACCGATGCCATCGCTGCAGGCCTCTCGGCCTCCGTGGGGGTCCAGCGGGAGATCCTGGAGGCGGTGCTGGGCATCCGGATCGGGGACGAGACCATCGCCTCGGCCTATGACCGCTACCGCAGCCGCGCCGCCGTAATGAAAGGAGCTTCCCATGCGATCTGAGACCCATTTGTTTACCGTCAACGGCAAGCCCCTGCTTGCGCCGGATGCGGGGGTCAGTGTCAGCTATTGCGATATCAACGGCGCTGACGCGGGCCGTGACCAGAACGGGGTGCTGCACCGCAGTGTGCTGCGCTACAAGGTGGCGGTGTGGGAATTTGCCTACAGCCACCTGACCGAGGAGGAAAAGCGGTATCTGGAAGGGCTCTTTCCCGATGCGCCCACCTTCCGCTTTGGACATCCAAGCCGGAGCGATGCCTCCAAACAGGAAGAAACGGAGTGCTGCCGCTCCCAGTACGGCATCTCGTGGAAGAATGCCCGAACGGGTCTTTGGAGCGGTCTGAAATTTCAGATCACCGAGGTGTAGCCTATGGCGAGATATGAACTGCGCTTGCCCGACGGCACCGGCATCACCGCCATCGGCACGCTGGAGATCACATGGATGGTCAACGACGCCCATGACCTGTCCCTGGGCTCTGCCTGCGCCGCCATGCTGGAAGCGACGCTCTATGACCCGGTGGCCATCGAAGCGGATACGGAGCTGAGCTGCTATGAAGACGGTGTGCTTCTGGGGCGCTTCCTGTGCCAGCTTCCCCGGCGCACCGGCAGGCACACCCTTGCGCTGACGGCCTACGACGCCATGATCCGCTTCGACCGGAAGATCGGTGACTGGCTTGCCGCCCGCAGCTTTCCCACCACTGCCCAGACCCTGCTGGAGGAGCTGTGCGGCCACTGCGGCGTACCGGTTGGGGACGCGGTGCTGCCGGAGCTGACCGTGGAGGCTTTTTCCCAGCCGGAAATAACGGGGCGGCAGCTTCTGCAGTATCTGGGGCAGGCCTCCGGCAAATTCCTGCGCATCAGCCCCCAGGGCAGTCTGGAGGCGCGATGGTATCCGGAAACAGCCACCGCTCTGCCCCTCTACCGCATGAACAGCCTGACCCATGGGGACTATACCGCCGCCCCCATCCAGCGGGTGCTGATCCGCACCGGCAGCCGGGAGGTGGGCGCGGTCTGGCCGGACGGCTCTGGTGAGACCGCAAACACCTACATCCTGCAGGGCAACCCGCTGCTGCCGCCGGCATCCGACCGGCAGGCGGTGGCAAGACGGCTGTACGAGCAGTTAAAGGACTATCGCTGTACGCCCTTTTCCTGCAGCCTGCTGCCAGGAAGCACCATTGCTGCCGGCGACACCGTATGCTTTACCGATGCCGGTGGCAATACCCATACCGTCCCGGTGATGAAGCTGACGCTGAAAAACGGTCTGCGTACCATTCAGGCCACCGCGTCGGCATCTCTGCAAAGCACCGAGGCGTTCAACCGCCTGGAAATGCAAAGCCTGCCGGGGCGGGTGCTGCTGGTGGAGCGCACCGCCGAGGGGCTGAAGGCGGAGAACACCGACCTCAAGGGAAATGCCGCCGCTCTGGCGCTGACGGTAGACGGCATCACCGGCCGTGTAACGTCGGCGGAGGAGAAGGCGGAGCAGTATGCCCTGAAAAGCCAGCTGTCCGTTTTGGAGCAGGACGCCTACGGCCTTTCCCTGTCGGTAACGGAGCTGCGCCGGCAGATTGACGACAAGGCAGACCAAAGCCAGCTGACGGAGCTGACGGAGCACTTCCTGTTCGGCGCTGACGGCATGACCATCACCAATTCCGCCACGGGCATGGGCATATCCGTCAGTGAGCAGCGGGTATCCTTTACCGGCGGCGAGTCTCCCACCACGGTCATCACCCCCAACGCCATGCAGACCACCAATCTGCGGGTGGACACCCGGCTGGATCTGGGAAATTTCTCGTTCCTGCCCCGCAGCAACCAAAACCTCAGCCTTCGCTATACCGCTAAATGATCGTTTAGCGGCCCAAAGGCCGAATGCAAAATGTAAAATGCATAATGCAAAATTGTGGTATTTGCTAACGCAAATGATTTGAAATAGTCGGCGAAGCCGACACCTTAATTTTGAATTT